TCTTCATTCGTTACCAATCGCCGTTTGGGCAAATAGCCGGCGTCGCTGTCGAGCTTCAGTGTCAGAGCGTGGGGGCAGGGCGCCCCATCCCTATTCCACTTCAACGCAATCGGCATCTCTACTCGCCCGCCGGCCGGAACCGTAACTGCTGCGGTCGCCACCGCATGGAAGTAAAACTGCTTGAACCACTGCCCATCATTCGGGATCGTTGCGTCATCGATCCGGCCAGCAACGGTGGTGCCGTTCAGCAAGATCGGGTCTTGGTCGCATAAGAGCTCCACCCGGGTCCCAGTGAGCGGCCCCGCAATCGGCATAAAGATGACGAGGGCGTTTGAGGCTTGGGTGCGGGCCCGGTGCCGGAAGGAGGTGTCGACCTTCTCACGCGCGGACCTGGCAAAGCGGTTGCGCCAGGGCAGGGGAAAGCCCGCATTGTCGGTCATAATGTCGATGAGCGCGTAATCGGTGATTTCATCGTGGCCGACCATGCCGTCGAGGAAGATGTAGGAGCGGCCTTTGTAGACCGCGCCATGGGGGCATCCCGGCAGGTCGGGCACAAAGACGCCATTGCCCTCCAGATCGACAAATCCGGCCTTGTTTAAGCTTTCCTGCGGCTCCTCGAGCGCCTCCTTCAAATCTTGCCAAGCAATCTCGCCAATATAGTCAGGCGCGACTTGTCCCTCTTGGCATGGCTCAAAAACAACCATGCCGGCGTAGGTATCCTGAACATCCACCGCGTAATGAAGGCGCGCAGACGTGTTGTAGATGACGTGCAATCCCGTCTCGATCATGGGGTGGTCCTTTTAAGCTGCTCGACCTCGGCTGCGAGGTCTTTGATGGCTTCGACGAGAAGCCCGACGAGGTTGCCATATGCCAGCCGCAGCACGCCCTCTGCCTCGATGACGGCTTCTGGGGCTACCGCTTGGACATCCTGAGCGATCAGGCCGATTTCTCGGCTTCCGCCCTCGATCATGTTGTAGGTAACGCCTTTGAGCGCCTGCACCTTTTGGAGCGCGTCAGCGATTGGTGTGACGTTTGTCTTCAGACGCGCATCGGAGGACGACACGAAGTTCGGGGCCGTTACGGTGCCGGAAAAAGTGGCGCCAGACAGCCGCGCAAAAGCGCTGGCGTGACTGCCATCCAAGAGGTCCGCATCAATCCCGGAACCAGATCCATCCACGGTTTTCAGCTTGTCGCGCACTTGAGCGGCTGTGTCTGGCGATCCGTTTGCACCCGCGGGACCTTGGGGGCCAGCCGCACCGGTCAGCCCAGTCGGGCCTCGCGGGCCCGTTGGTCCGGCTGGACCGGTTGCGCCTTGAGGACCCGCTGGACCGGTTGCGCCGGTGTTGCCTTTGGGACCGGTGGCGCCTGATGCACCTGTAGCGCCCTTCAAGTTTACGTAAGCGCCCCAAGTGGTGCCGGTGTGAAACCGCAGACTTGTCCCAGACCACTGATGCGCTGGCGTTGGACCAGTTGCACCTGCCGGGCCTTGCGCGCCCATGGCACCTGTCGGCCCAGTCGGACCTCGCGAGCCTGTTGCTCCAGTGTTGCCTTGGGGGCCGGTCGGCCCAGCCGCACCAGTCGCGCCTGTGGTCCCTTTGAGATTTACGTAGGCCCCCCAAGTTGAACCGTTAAAAAAACGGAGGCTTGTACCGGACCATTGGTGGGCGGGGGTTGGCCCCGTAGGACCTGTCGCGCCTTGAGGCCCCGCGGCGCCGGTGCTGCCTGTATTTCCCTTTGGGCCGGTTGCGCCGGCTAGGCCTTGTGGCCCAACTGGTCCAATAGGCCCCTGCGGCCCAATTGGGCCTGTGGCACCCTGCGGCCCGGTTTGGCCAAGCTCAATGATGCTTTCCGAAACTGCCACTCGCTTGAGAAACAACTTACCATCCCGGACGTTGACCGCGAGCTCACCCTCTCCCAATTGGGCCGTGCTCGGAACGCGCCCCGCAACGGTTGTGCGCTTAAGGCTGATGGTGTTTGTCATCGCGCATCCTCCTTGAACTTTTCGAATTCAGACGAGAGCTCCTTAATCGCCTCGACCAAGAGCCCGACGAGGCTCCCGTAAGCGACCCGCAGCAGGTCATCGACTTCAAAGACGGCCTCGGGGGCGACGGCCTCCACATCTTGTGCGATGAGGCCCATTTGACGGCCTGTGCGGTCGTTCATCAAAAAGGTTGCCCCGGTCAGACGCTTAACCTTCTCAAGCGCGTCGGGGATCTCGGCAATGTCAGACTTCAGGCGAACATCAGACGAAGAGACAAAGTTTGGCGCCGTCACGACACCGGAAAATGTCGCCCCTGAAATCTGAGCGAAGTCAGCCCCGTGCTTGCCATCCAAAAGGTCAGCATCGAGCCCAGAGCCCGCCCCATCGAGGCCTTTAACTCTGTTGAAGACGTCCTGCGACGACAACGGCGGCGGGGTCGCATCGACTATAGTCTCCGTGCCGTTGATGTTGCGCTTAAAGAACATCTTGCCGTCGTGCGTGTTGACCGCCAGCTCCCCCAGCTCGAGCTGGGACGTTGTTGGAACCTTGCCCGGCACGGCCGAGCGCCGCATTTTAATCGTGCTTGCCATATGGCTGCCCCCTGGTTTTCCGCATGTGGGATGACAGGGGCTTTAGCCGGCCCCTTTGTTTGGCTTCAAAATGTTCCGAAGTCGAAGTTGATGCCGTTGATTGCGCCGCCCGAGATCGAGACGCTGTTTGAGGACTGCGTTGCCATCGTCCCAAGACCAAGATTTTCTCGCGCGGCTCCGGCGCTGGTCAGGTCTGATAGGTTGGACGACTTGGAGAGCTTTGAGGCCAGACCGTTTGTCACGGTTGCCGCAAAATCCGGGTCGTCGCCCAATGAGGCAGCCAGCTCGTTGAGCGTATCCAGCGCACCCGGGGCAGCATCGATCAGTGCGCTAATTGCGGCCTGCACGAACGCGGTGTTGGCGATCTGGGTGGTGTTGGTTCCTGCGGCCGCATTTGGTGCGGTTGGCGTCCCAGAAAGCGCAGGAGACGCTAAAGGCGCCTTGGCGTTAATCGCGGCCTGCAAACCTGAAACGTCGCTAATCGCGTGCCCGTGGCTGTTTGCGGCTTTGCCGTCTAGCGCTCCTTGCAGCCCGGAGACGTCAGAAATGTTGTGCCCGTGGCTTGCATCAGCTTTATCCGCAAGGCCGTTATCAAATTGGGCTTTGCGCACAAGGTCTGTGGAGCCCGAGGCATCCTGTGACGAGCGCGGCGCCGACGAAAAGGTCTTGCGACCGCTGATCGCCTGCGAGGTTGTGGCATCGACAAAGGCACCGCGCCCTGCGACGGGGACAACAGAAGTCGCACGGCCCGAGCCATCATCACCTTTACCGATGTAGAGCGTGTCATCGACCTCGTTGTGGGCAACTTCGCCTGATTTGAGGGATGCGGGCGCTCCCGCGTTGCCGGATACTCGGCGCTTAAACTGGATCGTGTTGGCCATCAGAAAAAGCCTCCGTTAATTGGTGCATCGGTTGGAAGAATTGTAATGCCCGGGTCGCCGCGTTCGCCCTGTGGCCCCGTCTTGCCGTCTGGGCCCGGAAGGCCAAGAATTTTGACTTTGCTTGCGGCTTGCGCAACACGCACCTTGACGCGAGAAACAAGGACCGGCCCGGTTGAAGAGAAAACTTGGATTTCGTCAGTCATTGCGCCCCCCGTGTCACTGGGAGCATCACCGGGACCTCCACAAAGAAATTCAGGTGCAACTGCGGTGACAAATCCTCCCGCACGACATCAAAGATCACGCTGCCTGGCCGGATGCCCGCGGTGTCGGCCGCAGAGATCACAATTCTGATTTCCCTGTCTGAAAGGCGCACGATCCCGCCGTTGTCGGAGGTGAGATCAGAAGCGATCTGATCGGAAGAGATCTTCTCCCGAACATGCGCCCGGAACTTACCCGCTTCTGGAAACAACGCCGCGTCTGCCTCAATTTCTAGCGTGTAGGCGTAGCCAATCAGGATGGCGGGGCCTTCGAAGGTGTTCGTGGTCATGGTTCCCATCCGCAAATTTGCTCGCCCAGCTCGTTGTGAGCCACAATTTGCCCCAATGTTGCGTTGGTGAGCCGGTCATTTATTGAGGGCCGAATTGGGTCAGCCCAGTCGCATTCACTCAGAAGGGGGCGAAGGTCTTTGCATCCAGCGGTCAAGCCGGCGCTTAAGATCAGCAAGATCTGCGTTAAGCACCTCATGGCGGGTCTCCTTTGCGGTCTGCATCGCACGGATGCGCGCATCAGCTTTCCGAATTGCGAGCTCGGCTTCGGCCTCAAGGCGGCCTTTGCGAACAATCGCCATGGCGGCGAACGCAACGGCTGCTGCTAGCCCGATCCAGAGAGCCGTCTTTCGCCCAACTCCGAGCAAGAACTTTGTGATTATGACGTTCATAAGGTCCGCCCCGTTTGGTGATCTTCAATGCGCGCGTTTCGCGCCTTCAACGCGTAGAGGATCAGGCCGATGAACACGGCCGCACCGACCCAAGGCAGTGCCGCCGGGAGCCAAGCATCGAGGCCCAACGCGACAAGAACTCGGCTCGTCATATCGCGGGCGCTTTCTGCCTCATTTAACGCTGGGGCGATTTGAGAGCCGACGGAGCCACCAGCGCCGCACAAACCCAGACCAATTTGGGCGTTTGACGCTGCAATGATGCGGCTGTTAGCCGGCATGCCGGTCTGGCGCTTTTTTGAAATCACTCGGGCTTGAGCACTTTGCAGGGCATCCGAAAGCGTCCCGTCAATGATCGGAACGAGAGGCAAAGCATTTTCGTCACGAAACGCGAGGATTGCAGCCCGTGTTCGTGGACCGAGCACACCATCAACCTCGTCCACCTCGTGGTAACCAAGCGCACGCAAGCGTGTCTGCACACTATAAATGTTCATCGTGGCCGAAGGCGCGACATTGCCGGCCCGGCGAATGCCCAAAAGCCTTGAGGTGGCGTATCTTTTCACGTTGACCGCGTCCGCTTGATTGCCACCAAGCACTTCAATGGACGCCTCGCCGACTGCCCGAACGAAGAAGGCGACATGACCCTGCCAGCCGCTTGGATCGCCGCGAGAAAAAACAACAATGTCTCCCTCCTGAGCCTGCGACAACTCCACTGGCACGCCCCAATCGAGATAGGATCGTGCGTTAAGCTTTCGGGTTGAGCGCAATCCGGCTTGCTCAATGCAATGGCCCACAAACGCTGCGCACCAAGCGACGGCATCATGCTCGACCCAATCGTGGCCGACTGTCGCGTACATCTGGAGAATTGTGGGATTGTTAGCCGCATCAGGCCCCTCTGTGGTGCCGATGTAGCTCTGGGCGATCTGAAACGGTGTCATGTGATCTCCAAATACCTCAACAGGCCGCCAAAACGGGCGCTGGAGGCTGGTTGCAGACTTTGTTTAGGGTGCGTGGCGTGGAAGGCGTGTGCGGAGCTTTAGCAGAGCCTTTAACGCCGCGAATTATGGGACCCATCGGAAAAACGGTCGAGCAGAAACTCGTAGAGCCGGTCGATCTTGCCCTCAATTCCATCAAAGCGTTTCACGATGGCCGGCTGATCGATTTTGGCGACCTCGATCTCAAGTGCGACGACCCTGCCACGAATGTCGCTGACATCGGTTTTGATCGTTTCAATTTCGCGCTCGGTCGTGTCGTCTTGCGGCCGGATGGTGCGCCATAGCTTGACGATCGCCAATAAAGCGCCGGCTAAGCCGCCAAGCCCGATAATGAAGTAAATCACCGCTGGGATGCTACCGACCCAATCCTGCCCCATGCCTAATTCCTTTGTCGTGAAGTGCCCGCTTGCGCGGGGAATTGGGGCCGGTCGAGCTGCGCCGGCCCCACGATCGCCTGTCGCTAAACGGCAACGCATCCTCTTGGTGAGTGAAGAGCGGCCGCTTCAATAGCCGCCGCCATCCAGAAGCGCTTCAAAGACACTGTCGGAGCTGTCCCGGTAACGGAGCGTTGGCGGGTTGGTGCTTGTATCCAGCCAAAGCATGCCTGGGGCCGTGCCTCCGGGTTCCTGCGCGCCTGAGCTTAGGGTTTGCAGGGCCGCGATGACCTGATTGAGTTGGGCCCGGACTGCGGCACCGCTATCATTGACGATAATAAAGCTAGGCACTTGGGCCATTATGCCACCTCATCCGCTATGAGCCGCAATTCTGAAACGATTGGCGTGAACGCCGGGTCGTTTGTTGAAAGCCGGGCCCTGGCTTCAACCGCCCAGGCCTCGATCTCGCTGTTGTCGATCCGCCCCCAAGGCCCCCAAGCGGGGTTTGGTTGGCTTGGATCGTCGTCGGTCTCTCTGACTTCAAGAACCACGTCGATTTCAGCGCCGGCAGACCCATCAAAATCGGCCCACGTGTCGATGTAGGCTGCCCGATCATCGATGAAGTCCGATAGAGCTGCTGCTCCGACCAGAATATCTGACCGCAAACGGATGTGCTTTAGCGCGCCAAAATCAAGGCGACCCGAGAAGTTGTAGAGCCCTTCGGTTGCCGAAACGATAGGTGAGCCAGAGGCATCCAATCCTGTCGCCAGCCGCAGCGTATTAGCCGCTTCGACAACTCCAACTTTGGCCCCAGAAAAGCCCGGGTCTGCTGCGAGAGTGTTGAGCTGGGAAAAGCGCAGGATCTGCACACCCTTGGTCGAGACCGAAGTCACCGGTCCTGCGCGCCCCTCACTATCGACTGCCCGCAGCAGATAGCGGCCCGGCTTGAGGGGCACGACCGCAATCGCCTCGCCCCCTGAAACCTGATCCATCAGCGTTGAATTGGCCCAAGAGGAGCCGACTTCCTTGCTATGACGGATAAGAACGTTTCCACCGACGCGAACATCGACATCAACGGACCTTTGCCACTTTAGAATGGCAAGGCCGCCCGCGCTTTGAATGGTCAAGTCCTGCAAAATGGCCGGGGGTGCGGTTAAGCCGACCACCTCGCGGGCACCCTCTCTCCAGATCGAGGAGACACCAGCCACCGAAATTGCCTTGACCCGGAATTCCCATTGGCCGGGGGCAATGTCGCGCAACTCCATTAAAGTGCCTGTTGTTCGCCCGTAGTCTTGCCACTCGCCGCCATTACGCCGCGCTTCAAACTGGTACGTGTCCACAAAGCCGCTCTGCGCCACGTCCCAAGTCACGCGAAGCAAAACTTTAACGGCCGAACCGTCTCGTGTGACGTAGAGCTCCTCGGCACCTGAAGGCCGGCCGGGAGGTGGCACATCAAAAGCCGAGGGCAGGTTTGTGCGCGGCGCGGCTGCATAGATTTGCTCCTCAGAAGCCGACCAATCGTAGACCAGCGGAGAGGTTTCGCGCAGGATCAATTCCGGTGCGATCCTTGCGCCATTGCCGATCTGCGTCAGATCGAGCCGCACAGATTGAACCTCAAATGGCTTGCCGGCCTGCGTGTGATCTCCGGTAAAGCCCCAACGCTCGTATTTGAAAAACGCGGTTTCTCCAGCGGACACCCGCCAAGCTTTCAATTTGCCGCTGATCTTGACCATCTGCTGGCGGCGATTGGTCTCCAGCGCGACCTTTGCAAGCCTTTGTGCGGCCGAAGCAGAGATCGTGAACGGCAGGGAAATGTCCCGCCAAACCTGCTCGCCTTCGTCCTCCTCACGGTAGAAGTCTGAGGCGTAAGCCGGAAAGTCGTCTGGCTGCCAGTTATTCTCCGGGCTCACAAATTGGCCGCGCACCGCGTTGAAGTTGGATGTGCGGCTTTGCCGTGTGGTCAAGGCAATGCCGCCTTCGCGCACGTCGTCGCTTGTCAGGACTTCTGTGGGGATGCGGTATGCGCCCGCGCGCAGGCGCCACTGCCCGGACTGCCAAACCGTGCGGCCCGCCATAGCGGTCAACATGGCCTCAATAATAGTCTTGGGAGGCTCGGAGAGCGAAACCACCCCATTGCAGGTGTAGCGGCGCTCCGTGGCGCCGTCCGATAAAGGGACGGTTTCGTCACAGATGTTGGCGGCTTCCACTAGGCTGTTAGCCTCGATGCCGTCATCCGCGCCAATTCCAGCGCCAATGCCAAAATTCGGGTGTGCCATATAGTCCGCCACGCACAGCGCCGCGTTGCTGGTATAGCCCCGGGTGTTTGTGCGCGGATCCAGAACGTCGCTTTTGCCCTCCAGATCGACCGTGATGTTGGGAATGCCTACGGGGAAGGCGTCCTGATCGTAGGTCAGGCGCAAATAGATGGCGGCGCACCCAGCGATCCGGTGCTGCTCTGTCCAAAGATCAGGCGCGGCCTCAATAAGACCGGCAAAGGCCTCTTGGTCCAAATCGCCTAAGCGCTTTTCGACAGTGACCTTGTCCTCCCAGCGTCCTTGCGCGGCCCCTTCGGCGTCAACGGCCTCCTCGCCTTCAAAGTAAATCGATCCGATCGAATTTACTTTGTGGCCGGCAAGCACGATCACCAGATGCAGGTATTTGTCTTTTTCTCCTGTCGAATGGAGAAAAGTGATGACCCCACCTTTGCGCGCGCGGCCATAAACCATCTCTCGCGGCATAGCTGGCTCGCGAACGGTGACCGTGCGCGCCTGCATCTCGATCTGGCCCATTGAGGGCTTTGGCATCATCGAGGATGCGGCGGCTGACAGCAGCATCGAAGCGCCGAAATTGGCCGCAAAGCCGATCAACCCGCCAGCGGCAAATGCCGCCGCTACACCACCCGCCGCAATTGCAGCGCCCCCAAGGGCTACAGCTCCAACGACAACAGGTGGCATGTGCTAAGTCCTCCAAGCCAAACGGCAGTTTGAAAGGGGTAAAAAACTCAGGCCATCAGGCCCGACAAAAGCAACGCCCGCCCCAAGGCAAACGCCAAAAGCCTCAGGGTCGCTGCCGAGCACCAGATCTCCACGTTGTGCCAGCAGCACAAACTTAAGTGGTTCTCCCAGCAGGTTCCGTCCTCCGGCCTCAAGGTCTGACCACCCGAGCTTTCGAAGGACGCGCTTTGCGCCCAGAGGGGTTGTGTACCGGCCGCGCCATAAAGCGGCATCGTCTTGGCCGCCGGTCAGCTTCCGACGGACGTCAAACGCCCAAGTTGCGCAATCGTGGCTCCCCCATTCAAAGGGCTGAATGCGCGCGTGTGCCACGGCGGTTGCAAGGCATTGCTCCCAGTCTGGAATTCGGCTCATCCTCGGCCCCACGTGATATCTTTGTCTTGGATGGAAGTGACGTGCTCAAACCCCCGGTCGCCCGGGTGCAGCACTTGCTGGCTTTCATGCGTGTATCGCCAGCTTCGCGCGGTCCCTAAATCAATCAGCCGGCTCTCATAGGAGATTGTTATCGTGCAAGATGCACCATCTTCGCTGATTTCCGGCACGTCGAGACGGCCTGAGAAAGCTTGCACCGGGTTTGCGATAACCTCTCGGTCGGGCGTGAGCATGGCCAGCCAAATGCGGCCGGGCTTGCCCTGACGCGCTTCCTCAATCGCAAGTCCGATCAGGTTCATTGGAACGCTGGACAGCGAAACGGTCGTCCCAGAGGCGACAACCTCTGAGGTCTCCTCTAACGAGCCAAGCCCCATGAGTGCCCCTGCGCCGGTCCAAATCTGATCATTCCACTCGATGTCGTGGGGGCCGGTCCACAGTCGCACCCAGCCCGAAGCAAACTCACCTTCAAAGAAGATTGCGGGGAAAAGCTCGCCACTTTCCATTGCCGCTAGATAGCCTTGGGTCGCTTCACGGGTCATAGAGCTTCTCTTGCGCTAAAAGTGATTTGATACTTTCCAGCTCGACTGATTTGCGCGGGCACCGGCTCGTTCAAACGCAGCACTGCCTTTGGTCGCCCAACGTTCAGTTCAGTGCCCGCCGATGGAGAAGACCGCAATCGTGGCACAAAGCGCAGCGTGGCTTCACCGGTGGCGTCTGAGGACACGTCCTCGGTCACTTGATAGAGCCGCGATGCCGCGTCTTGGCCCAGAGAAAAGAAATCGCCCGCCATGAGCAAAGGCCGCTCCGAGAGCCATCCCATAGTGAGCAAGGCGTTACCGGTTTGGTTGTTGGCTGCGACTACGCCCTCTCCAGTTTGGCCCGGCGGCTCGATGCTCGGGTCATGGAACAAGAACCGGCCACGAGACCCACCAAGGGCAGCAAAGAAGGCCGACAATCGCCGCCCATCTACTGGCTTCAAAAGGGCTAAAGTGACCTGATATTCCCACCATTCGCCCCCCCAATCTTGCACTTCTTGCGTGCCGGTGAATGGGGAGGTTGTTGCTGTCACCGCAGTGGCCAGCCGGCGCTCAAGCCGGCTGACGAGGTTTATGGGGAGCTCCGGGATCATACCGCGTATCCTCGCCGACGATTGTCCGCGACATTTTGGGTCGCGATGCGTGCAATCTCGGGCACAGCGGCCCGAAGTTTTAGTTCGATCTGCTCGGCCACGCCCATCTGCGCGCCCCGTGCATCGATGCTGATGCTCATGCCGCCTGCAGACCCTGCGTTGCCATACCCGGCTGCCTCACGGCGGTTGAGAACGCGCTCACCCCTTTGAAGGATCGTAGGAACCTCGTCGGGACGCAGGCCCGCCCAGCCTCCGCTGTGCATCTTGGGAGCCCCCGCGAAGGCAGAAGCGGGCAACGAGCGTGTGTGGCCCGATACTCCGACTATTCCGCCGCTGTGAGAGACCGCAGCCGTCACGTTTGCGCTGCCGCCAAAGACACCGCCCAAAGCGTTAGCAAGAGGCCCCAAGACAGCGTTGCGAAACGCGAGGACCGCAAGATCCGCAAGAATGGCGCTCACGAAGCTCTTAAAGTTGATCTTGCCGGTTTCGATAAAACTACGAAACGCGCTCTCCGCACCGGAAAACGCGCTCGTTAAAGCGTCACCGAGGCCTTTGCCCCAATTCATTGCGTCGGCGGCATATTGGCGAAGGCTTGAGTTGACCGCGTCGAAACCTGTCAGCTCGGTCTTTGTCTCCTTCGCCTTGTTGCCTGCGTTTGCCACGGATGTGCCAAGCCGGTCAGAAGCAGCCGTCGCTTTATCGAGCGCCTCTGCGCCTTCCTCGCCGCTGCCGGCCACGGCCTCTCGCAATGCTGCCCAAGAGGTCAAGGGCAACATCGAGCCGGTTGCGAGATCACTCGCCGCCTGACGGTAGGTGTTGGCCGTGGCCAAGGCGTCGGATGCGATCACATCTAGCCCCAAGTCCGGGCCCGTGAGCGGGTTTTCCTCAAACGCGCGTTCAAAGGCGTCCGCTGCCGCGGTGCCGGCGTCGCTGGATGCGCCTGCAAACGGGTTTTCAATATCGCCAAGGCTGATATCGCCGATTTCACCAAAGGTTGTCTCGATCCCAACCGCAGCCAGCGCGTCGCGGATTTTGCCAGTGAACGCATCGATCCGAGAGATTGCGCCGTTCAGCATCGCCTCAACGCCGTCGAGCATTCGATTGGCCGCGTTAAATACAAGATCCCCGATGACCATTGGCAGCCGAGACCAGATTTCCTTAATCGCGTTTAAGGCGCCTTGAAACGTGTTTGCCGTCGCGTTGCCGAATTCCACCACGCGCTCGATGGCAGAGCTCATGCCTGTCGCGGCATCGGCTTTTAGATCGTAGAACATCGCCGAGGCCGCAGCTCCTGCGGCAGAGGCACCCATCTTGATCCGGCCCCAGACTTCGGCGCCGACGTCTTTCAAAAGAGCCATAGCAGCCCCAAAACTTCCGACACCCGAGGCGAGCTGGCTGAATTGGTAGACCAGCTCACCAGCTCCCACGATCAGGGCGCCGACCCCGGTGCGGATTAGCGCACCGCGTAGGACCAAAAGCGTTGTCGCAAGACCGCGCACAGAAAGCGCCGCTGCGGCAAAGCCCGCGACCCAGCGCCCCGCCAAAAAGGCCACAAATGTGCCTGCGATGCTCGCGATGCGGCCAAGGTTGCCAAACAGGCCTTGGATCGCCTGACCCAAAGGACCGGTTGTGGCAGAGATCGCCGCAAAAGCCTCGGCTAGTTTTTCCAAAGCGGGAGCAGCAGCGACCGCAAGTTGGTTAGCCAGACCACGAAAGATCAGTCCAAGGCGTGAGATAGCGTCGTTTGTGCGCTCAATCTGGGCTGCGTCCTGATCAGAAACCAACACGCCGAAATCCTCGACGTCTTTGGTCGCTTGGCGGAGCGTGGCGCTATCCACGCGCGTAAACACCAGACCAGCCCGGTCGCCGAACAGTTGCGAGGCAACGGCCGCCCGCTCGGCCTCTGGCACGAATTTGCCGAGGGCGTTTTGAATGGCCGCGATCCGCTCGTCCAGCGGCATGGCTTGCAAAGCGGAAGCCGAAAGTTGCAAGCGGTCGAGCGCTTTTTCGGCGGGGCCGGCACCTGCTGCGGCCTGTGACAGGCGGCGTGTTAGCTGCAACGTTGCTTGCTCGATTTCGCCCATGGAAACACCGGCCAGATCACCTGCGCGCTCGAGAACCTGAATGCTGGCCACGGTTGTGCCAAGCGAGGCCGCCAACTTTGCTTGCGCATCGACCGTTTGTAGGCCGGAACGCATCAATGCGACACCTGCCGCCACGCTGGCCGCAGCAGCGGCCGCAGAAGCGACGGCCGCGCGCCGTGCAAAGGCTGCCAGCCGGCGGTTTGCGATCTCCATCTCGGCGCTTAGCCGACCGAAGCCGCGCTTGCCAGCGCCGCCGACACCTTCAAGCTCGTTGCGAACCTGACGGCCTCCGGTAGCAGCAAGGCGAACACTGACACGTTTTTCAGCCATCGGCTTCTTCTCCTTGCTCGCTCATTTTCCGAACCATCGCCGCCTCTACCGGCGGCAAAAGCTCTCCGATCACGCGCGCCCTAATGCCAAGCGCAGCGCCTAGTTGAAGCGCCGCACTAATATCCCAGCCGATAACAGCCCCGCCGCCTGCGCCCGAAACGACCCGGAGTTGACCACCAAGTCGCTGGACGAGGTCCCAGACCTGCCAGCCTTCAATCGATTGTGGGAGGTTCACTTTGCCCGGGCACTCGTCGCAAATCCCCGCGCACGATGCGCAATACTCTCCGCCCCCGCCAAATTCCCATTCAGCAAGAGCGGTTAGTCGTTTTTTTCCGCATCCACCATCATCGCGCCGGCCACAATCTCTACTTGGAAGGCCTCGAACATCGGCCAAATGTCGAACAAGGCGTCAACCCATTCCTGAGAAACATCGACAGGGTTGCCGTTTGCGTCGCCGACGCCTTCCCATTCCTCGATCAACATACCGCCGATGATCTTAGCCACCTCGAGCGCTAGTGCCTGATCAGGCTCCGCGTCATCGACGGCGCCCAAGGCAACAACCCGCGGGTTACTTCTTGCAGCCAGCATCATAGCTGACGAGAGCGGCTTGACCTTGATCCTGACGCCGCCCGCAAGGTCGACCCAGCGCGCGTCATCAGAGAGATTTAACTTCAGCATCAGTAGGTCTCCACGGCGTTTTCTAGGGTGACTGTGACCATTGGCGAGCCGTCGGCGTGTTGCGCAGCCTGCCAGTCAAAGGTGACCTGAACACCTTGCGGCCCTGTGATTTCGCGGCGAGGTCGAGGCAAAAAGACCCGAGGTGCAGAGACCGTCAAAGTCTCCCCTGTGGGCAGCTGATATCCGAAGGTCAAAGCGCAAGAATTGCCCCCGATTGCCTGATTGAGCAAAGTCGTGTCGGCGAAGCGCACGCCGATGCTGCCTGTCATGGCTGCAATGGACGCGTCGGCGCCCTCGATCTTGCCATCTGCCCGAATGGTCTCCACTCGGTCGAGGTTGTTTTGGTAGTTCAATTCTGCGCTGATGATGTTGCCGATATCCACCCCATCGCGCTTCACAGAGCCGTTGAAATGGCCAAAGCGCTTAAGTGCCAGCGTAGACGGTGTGCCCGCTTGGCTAGATGTGGCCAAGTCTTCGCCCTGTGCAACGATCTCGACCGTTGAGGTCAAAAGACCGGAGCGCGCCATCGACCAGCTAAAGCTGTCGACCATGCAACCCGAGTACATTGCGAAGCTGGGCACCTCAGGCATCCCGACTTCCACAGAAAAGCTTGGCAGGTTCCAGCTTCCGCTTGAGAAGACGTGCTCAAAGTCATCTGTGCCTTCGGTCGTGGTGGGCGCGCCAAAGGCTCCTTTGAGCCAATAGCCGTAAGCCTCAGCATCCAAGGGGACCACGACATTGCCGTCAGCCGTTAGAGCGTCTTTGATCGGTTCAACTGGGTCTCGGCCGTAGCCCAAAAGCTCCGAGGCCAGCAAAGGCTGCTCAGCGCCCAGAGACGCCGTTGCAAACGGCATTTTGACGAAACCGCTAGCCGGCGCGGTGCCGTAGGTGGTTTCAAAGGCAAGTGCCAACTGCGCCCGTGCACCTTGTGCTCGTGCCATATCTGGTCTCCAATCTTTATAGGTTCAGGCGAGCGGGTCGGCGCTCGTGTAATGCAAAACAACGGTGATCGACGCAGCCTTGAAGGCCGAAGCCCCCTCGACCGGTAGATCGACTTCCTGAGGCGCTTCGGCCTCAACCCAATCACACAGTCCACCAAGCGTGCGGTCTGCGTGCAGCGCGACGCCAAGCGCCGCGATCATATCGTCAAAGGCCGCGTCCCGATGGTCAGCGCCGTGACGCATGGCCTCGATCTCGGCTTTGTGCTCGTAATGATAGGCGAGCGGCGAAAGGGTCACTTCCGGGTCACCTGGCTCGCCGTCGCGCAGGATGAATAGGCCTTCGCCCGGTAGCCTTTCTGGCAGCGCACCGCCCCGCATAGTGACTTGCGGCAAGGTTTCCATTTTCTGATGCAGCGCCCTTAGGACCTGCTCACGTTTGGAGGTCATTTCGTGCGGTCCTCCACCCATTGTGCGACAATTGCGCTTGGAATCGCGCTAATCGCGCGGTCAGTGTCACGCTCTAAATCCAGCCGTTTGCGTAGACGAACCTGCGGCACCAAAATGAAGATTGGAGCCGTGACTTGGTTGCGCCCGGTTTTTGACTTTGAAAGCACCGCAAGGCCCTTTTTGTTCATCCGAGCCTTGTCCGCGACCAGCAGACTTGGCGCACCACGCCGGTAAACAAAGCGCAACCGGATGCCTCGGCGGCGCTCCCACTCCCCGGGCGACATCCGACGACCACCAGCGGCGCGGCCGGCAGCCTCTGTCGGGATTGCAAGGTAAAAACCGTTTTTGGAACGGATGGTCGTGCCTTGATCGTGCGCGGAGACGATCTTTGGTGCTTTCGACCAAACAAGAGCGGCGGCCCGCAGACTTTCTGCGTATTTCGCGGAAGCTGGGCAGTGATTTCGCGCGATCTCGGGCACGCGTTTCACGGCATCGTGGGCAGCCATTTCACGATTGTGGGCAGGCTGGTCGACAAGGTTCATAGAGTCAGCCTTG